ATTGTAGGCACAACTATAGCTATAGTGCTTGCAGGGCAAGTATATACTGTAGTAGTAGTTAGCCCTGATGCTGTTCCCGTGTAATGTTTTANTGCCTGTGGCATGTTGNNTCTCCTTTAGAATGCGGTGAAAGCAGCAGNACCNCNACTTATTGCATTTATTTGTGTTTGAATATTAGAAGTTACACCGTCTACATAATTAAGTTCTGTAGTTGTGGCTGTAACGCCATCTAATATATTAAGTTCTGAGGTTGTGACAGTAGCCCCATCAAGTATGTTTAACTCAGTAGCTGTAGCTGTAACGCCATCAAGTATGTTTAGCTCTGAGGTAGTAACGGTAGCTCCGTCTAAAATATTTAACTCTGTGCTATCAGCCGTAACACCGTCTAAAATATTTAATTCCGCAACCGTTGAGGTGATGCCTAACGTAGTTAAAACCGCAGACGCATCAGCATCATCTAAAATAGAACGCGCAAACGATGTTATATCCGCAACAGCATACGTGTCTAAAGCGGTTGTATAAATCATCTTATCTGCTGCGGTTGTAAGTCCTGAAATAGATTGCAATCCTGCATCATACGCTTGAACATCTGACCCAATAGCAACACCTAAATTTGTTCTAGATGTAGAAGCATTTCCTACATCAGATAAGTTGTTCGTAGAAAGCAAAGCATCCGTAGCAACAAAACTGTTAGTTAGATCAACAACAGTCGCCCCTGATCCACCGCCATCAGTATACACAACCGCACTTTTTCCAGTAGGAACTGTTACATTACTGCCAGTGCCTTGACTTAGCACAACACTTTGAGCCGTAGCATTTTTAACAAAAAACACTCTCTGTAAATCGTTTGGCTGAATCGTTACTGTATTTGTTCCACTTGGTGATCCGCTAAACAAAAGAACTGCATACTGAGTATCCGATAGCACTCCGTCTGTTGTAGACAGGGTATGCGTTGTCCCACTAAGCGTAATTGTACCAACGCCACTTGTAAGCCTATCGACTATCTGGAGATTTGTGTTTGTTGTATCGCCCCATGTACCAGACTGTTCGCCTGTTCCTATAAGTTCGATACCTGTATTTGCATATGTACTCATGATAACCTCTAAGCCGCTATTTCAACCCAAATGGTTTCTGGATCAGGTTCAATTTCAGTATAGCTTGTTCCAGGGTTTGGTTCAATACTGTTGTAACTTGTCCCTGGATTTGGATTAATTTGACTGTACGTCGTGCTTGGGCTTGGAACAATCTGACTGTAACTTGTTCCTGGAGCAGGAATAATCTTACCCCATATAAAGACGGTTCCTACACCACCTATAGCCTCTAAGCCTGTAACATTGACAGTTGCAGACGCATTTACCGTTACGCTACCTACACTGCCTGTTGCCTCTAAACCAGTGACTGAGGCATTTGCAGAGGCAGATATAGATACACTTCCTACGCCACCTGTAGCTTCTAGGCCAGTAACTGGAACATCTGCATCAGCCTCAACGATTACACTGCCTACACCTCCAGTTGCCTCTAAGCCTGTTACCGATACAACAGCGTCACCCTCGACGGTTACACTACCTACATTTCCCGCTCCCGCAACGCCTGTTAGCTGAAGAAAAACATTACCACTAGGAGAGAGAGTACCAACAAAACCTTGTCCTTCAACGCCTGTTGGTGACACAACCGCAGATGCGGCGACAGTAACGCTACCTACACCGCCAGTTGCCTCTAAGCCTGTAACGGAGACTGATGAATTGCCGCTTACACTTACTGAACCTAAAGAACCTGTTGCTGCCAAGCCTGTGACAGAAACCGATACATTAGGATCAAGATCAACACCACTATCTGCTAATGGTGCAGAGGCTAATGGTGTAAAGCCAAGCATATGTTATGACTTCCAGTAAGTACGACCTGAAGTAATAGTGTTGTTAATTCTGGTCATGTCTTTACTAGCGTCTGTATACTTACTATCTAGCACTTCCATTTCCAAGTGCATGACCATGTTGCCGACTTGCTTTTTCTTTTCAGCATCGCTTTCATGTTCCATCTTCATGCCCTTTTGGATGTTTTCTACCTGATCGCACATATGTAGCAACTTTAAATAGTCACGGTCTAATTCATTTACAGCCATTTTTATTCTCCTTCTAACTCTTTCACTCGCGCTGTCAGCGCGTCTACCTTTGCCGACAACTCTTGCACGGCCTTCACTAAAATCGGATATGATCTTACATAATCCGCTTCTAACTTCTCTGGGTTTGACCAGTTTACCAAACGTGTGCGCGATGAAGATGAATGGTCTAGCTCAACATCGTGCAACTCTTGAGCAATAAAACCTATATCTGTCTTTGCGCCCAATGATCCATCACGGCGATTCCAAGTGAACTGCACTGGACGCATGTCGTTGATGAAGTCTAACCCATAGCTAATATCTGCAATCGCAGTCTTGTCGCGCTCGTCTGATAGACTGCTTATGGTCTGAACATTACAACGCAGTGAGGTTATATTATTATCACCAAGGGTAATTTCGTTTGTAGCCGTTGCGCCACTAGGTACTGACTCATACCCAACGCAAGTAACATTAGAACCTGTTGTCAGGCCGTTTGTTGAAGAACCACCTTGGGAATATCCTGCCCTGCCACCTAAAAAAGTGTTGTTAGTTCCAGTGGAAACCAAATAGCCAGATCCATATCCCAAAGCCGAATTCCAATCGCCTTCAGTTAAACTATAGAGAGCCTGTGAGCCACAAGCCGCCACATAATTCGCTGATGTTAAGCTGTAGAGCGTTTGATAGCCACCAACTCCTGTGTTATAACTTCCAGTACCCCCCGCATACCCACTCCCATAGCCTATGAAGGCATTATAATCGCCACCGTCTATGTCAAACCCAGCTTGATAACCAATGCAGATATTATAATTTGATGTGCTAGTGGCAGTCGCCATTGTTTGATAGCCAATAGAAACACCACCTTCAGTGCTATACGCAAGTGCGCCAATAGCAACAGCTCTGTCTGCACCAGTGTCAAGCAGATCTGAACTATGTCCTACAAGTGTATTATAGTCTCCAGAATATACACCATCACCACTATCATGGCCTATTGCGACATTATAGTATGGGTTACTTGTGCTTGATCTACCTAACGCATCAAAACCTACTGCAACCGATTGATAGTGATTTCCGTCACTCATAGATGCGTACCCAATGGCAACTGAATAATCACCACTACAGTCATTCATGGCATTATAGCCGATAGCGACTTGGTAGTCTTTACTGCTTGAGTTGTAGTTTCCTGCCAATGAGCCTAAATAAGTGCCGCCTGTTAGAAAAGTGCCACGACCTGCGTTACTACCGACAGCAGTTGAATTTGTGTCAGTTGCGTTATCATACATGGCGGAAACGCCAATAGCGACATTATTACCTGCTGTAGTTAAGTTATAACCCGCTTGAAAGCCTAATGCTGTGTTATAATCGCCTTCAGTTAAATTAAGAAGAGATTGGTGTCCAATACCAACGTTGCTAAACCCTGCTCCTGTCCCACTCACTGCGCCATAACCGACCGCTACGTTAGAAGTTCCCGTACTACTATCTAAAGCATAACCGCCAATAGCGACATTATATGAAGTTGTGGTTGTGTCAGCACCTGCCTCTCGTCCAATAGAGATATTATGATCGCCAGAAGTTACGCTTTCACCCGCTTGCCTTCCTACTGCAACATTATTATCGCCTGAAAAACTGCTGCTAGTTAATGCTTGATAACCAACTGCTACGTTGTCACTACCTGTACTACCACCATCAAGAGCGGTAGCACCAACCGCAACATTAGAACTTCCTGTAGTCAAAATCTGTCCCGCATTATGACCAACTAATGTATTTGTGGAACCTGAACTAACCAACTGCCCTGCGGAATAACCAACTGCAACGTTAAAATTTATAGCATTTTGAGAAGTTAGTGCCTGATAACCAACAGCAACATTGTAACTGCCAGTAGTTTCTCCATCAAGGGCAAGACCACCAACTGCAACGTTAAAATCGCCTGTCGTTATTGCATTCCCTGCGTCCCCTCCAATACCAATATTTTGATTACCACCGCCCTCAAGAGATGCCAAAGCACCTTCTCCTATAGGAATATTATCTAACGTTCCAGTTGCTGGATCATCAGGCCAAGCACTCTGCCAAGTCATAACGTCATTTGACGCAGCCGTGATAAACACAACCGCGCTGCCAGACAAATCAAGCAAAGAGCCTGTGGAGCTTTCCGTCAGCGTTCTAGATAAGGTAGTGCCAGATGCCGTATATGTGCCAGTGCCAATTTCCCAAGCGTCACCATCTTCTATCGTGTAGCGTACAACATCTGCATCAGCTACCCCACCATCCGCAAAGGTTTGATAGCCTGTTTCTGCACTACCAAGCGTTATTGTGCCAGTGCCAGTTGTACTAGTAGCAACCTTTACTCTATTGGCTAATATGACCATGTTTAAGCAATTCTGATAATCGCGTTACTTGCGTCAGCCGTTGGAAAGACAATCTGAAAGTCTCCAGAGGTTGATGATTTGTCAGAGCCAAAATCAAGAACAACCACACTTGGATCTCCTGATGCACTATCGTTGTAGATCAATGCGCCACGAGCCGTGATTGTTGCAGATGTGAAAGTTAGATCTGCAAAGTCAGTCAAAGCTGTAGTTCCTGACGTTGTTGGCGTTACGTTTGTAAGAGAACCGCCACCCGCAGAATACGAACCAGACGCTGAAACCTCGTTAGAAGTTGTGTACGCTGTTGTTGCTGCGGTAAATGAAGCACTGTTGTCATACAAAGCTAATTTAAATGTATTACCAGTTGACGTAGTAAAGTTGTGTGTTGCAGTCATCAATTCTTTTTTGAACGATGTGCACATAAAGTTTCCAGTAAAGGCCATGTTAAAGTCTCCTTATGAGTTCAGCCAGTTGGGGATGACCCGCATCCTGCAATGCATTATACACTGTTGTGCGGTCACTGCGAATAGCCTGTCTCATATAATATTCAACAAGCTTTTCAATGTGCTTTGAGAAAGCACGAGCTTGGTCTCTTATCCCAGGATGGGCGGTATCAGAGACCGAAATTACTTTTTCCACGCATTGTTGCGCTAGTTCTTCAGGAGTAAAACCTCTATTTTCTGTTGTTTTAACGCCAACAACAGATTCATCTTTTGGTACACTTACATCTATTTTAAACATTATTGTTTTGCCCTAATTACTTTTCCTGTGCGATATTCATCTGTAGTCTCTTTAGCTTCTCCAAGCATTTTTAAACCAGTTAAAGATTCTATAAACCTTTTATCGTAATATGTCATTATATCTTGCTCACCTTTCATAAAAATGTAAGCCTCAACAAGCGCCCCATAAAGAAGTGATAACTCAGCGTTTTGACTCAACCAAGTAGTTCCACTGCCAGATCCCGCAGTTAAACTTGCAGGGCGATAAAAATAGTGAAGTTCTGCGGTAAACGTGGTATTTGGCGTTGGTCCTAATATAAAATTATCAACATCAAAAACAGCGTAATATCTTGGAGATCCTGTAGTAGTAGCATCTGGAGTATAAGTCTGTACAAAACTAGGATCTTTAAAATCTATAAAAAATTTATCCCCATCTGTCCCTGCAAGACTAAGAGAAAAAGGTGCTAAAAAGTCACTAGGACACGCTAAATATTTATTACTAGCCGTTGTAGAAGCTGTGGCATTCTTACGAAATAAACTAAGTTGTACGCTTTTTAGTATTCTTTCTTCAGCTTGTCTTATAAATAATGAAAGATTATTCACAAAAGTCGTTTCATCATTTTCTGTATAGTCTTGAATGGCTGTTTTTAATTGATCAAATGTAAAACTCATGGTGTGTTAATCTGACCTCCCATGTTTGGATGGTTTTGGCAGTAATAGTACAGGGTTGGTGCACTAGCCGCTACAGTTATTTGAGTTGTATATGCACTATCATCTTTGACCACACCCGTAGTGTACTCAGAACCACCACCATGTGTTCCATCTGATGTCGTAGAAAAGCGTAAAGGGTGTGAAGTAGCCGCTGACCAATTAAAGACATAAGTACTACCTTCAGAAAGATTTAATGTTGGTTGTAGTGCTCCATCTATATAGTACCTGTTACCAGAACCAGGGTTTGCTACTGTAACGGTATAGATGGTATCTCCAGTAACTGTTGGAGAGCCTACCGAAGAGGTTGCGGCTACACCCGTGACATTTACATTTTCATTTCCTGTATCTGATATAGTTATCGTCACAGAACCAACCGCACCTTGCGCAACTAAATTGTTTGCAGGAGTTACCCCTGGAATATCTCTAAATCCAACAGGATCATAGCCATATTGTATGTCTCTTTGCGCAGTTAAATCTTGTTCTGGCCTTGGGTTTCTTAAAGCTTGTGGGTCTGGACGCACTCTAAGAGGCTCTAATTGTGGATGTTTTTCTTCCCATTCATCTTTGCCAACAAGCAAGCCATTCCACTCTTTACGCATGTCTTTTAACCGATATCTGAATCCAGATCGGTCTGATATGCCAAAAGCATGCTTTCCTATTGCAAATTTAGACAATACGATAATTTCCTAAACTTGGTGTGATTTGAAAAGAAGCACGATCTCTATCTTCATCAATCGCCCTTCTCATTTCTTCTTCATATACCGCTTTTAACATCTGCACACGCTCTGGAGCACGTTTCAAAGCAATATAATAAGCTAAACCTGCTGATAAACATGGGTAAAATCTAAATGGTATATCCATTGTATTAACTTGAGTATCAGCATCATCTATTCTTGTTAAACAGTCATAAACCAAAATATCTGTGCTATTTTCTGGTAAAGGCCATATTTTTAAATTTGGCGTTAACTGTCTATCTAAAAAAAACTGTGTCGGTCTTCCTGTTGTAGTTTTTGTAGGAATAGCAAGGTATGTATCCCTGCTAATCCTATCCATTGAATAATCTGTGCCACTTCTTCTCACGACAACAGATAAAAC